TCATTATATATTTTATAATGAGCTATATTATCTAATATAGATATATCAAAATAACATTCTTCTTCTCCAAATGGTGTATCTATTTTAAGATTCCATTTACCTAAAAAATTTTTATTATATTCATCCATAGATATAATTATATCACAAAGTCCTATTCGTAATAGAAACTTCCATTAGATAATGCTAGAGGTGGATTATCCTTATGCCAAAGATTAACAACAAGCACTTGTCTTATTCCAGACTTTGACCCAACTGTATTGTGTAATACATGACCGGCATCAAAAAAAATAGCTCTATTTCCTTTGTAGGCTATTTTTTCTCTATCTTTTTTTAAAGATATATATTTTTTAATATATTTTTTTTCTAGTATATTTTTTTTGCCATCTTCTAATGTTTTTTTATGAATTTCTAAAAATCCACCATCTTCATTTTCTTTGCCATAAAAAACACAACCATATATTGGTCCTTTAAAAATTTTTGATTCTGCGTAAAGAAATGTATCTTCATCTACATGAATGTCTAAATATTGTCCTGGAAGATAAGTTCTTGTCCAATATTCAAATCCCAAAATATCATTTAGATCCCAAATCATTAGATCTTTCCATAAAGATTGGATAACTTTTTTCTTTAAAGTATTAGCTGGAGTTCTCCACCAGCCATCCCAAAACATGTATGGGGCAAAGCAGTCGCTTTTTTCATCATGATATGAATTTAGATGTTCTGCTATTTTTTCTCCATAATTCATTATCTCGGGAAAAAAAAGATTGTCAGAAATTACTTCCTCATATGTATCTTGATCTAAACAATTGTCTTTTATCAACATGTAAATTGAAATTATTTTACTGATCTTCTTCTTCTGAAGATTCTTGCTCAGAAAAATTCATTGGTTGAATAATTTGATTCAAATAATTTTTAACTGATTTTTTTTCTGTTCTAGAAAAATATTTAAGAACAATATCTTCTATAGTATTGTTTTTTCTTCTATCGTCTAAATAGTCAGATGAATTGTATATCATATCCAATATATCAACACTTGAAACTGTTTCTAAATCTAGTGAGTTATTTACTGCAAATTCATATATCTTAGATTCAAAAAATTCCTTTTCTTTATCGATAATTGATTGTGGAATAGATATTGGTAGAGGAAAATTTTCTAACAATGAAGATAATGTTCTGTATCTTATGTTTAACATAAACCATTTTTTGAATTTTGAACCAAGCTCAGCTGGCTCAACTATTGACTGTCTAGGATCTTCATTTCCATTAAAATAATGCTCTAATACAGTACTTGGCTGAGAATCAATTAATTCTTGTATTGCATCTGATGGAATATCCCAATCTTGAAATGCTTTTTTGCATTTTATTGCAATTGTGTCATTTGAATTCCATGGATCTTCCGCCAAGATAGACCATTGATATGCCATTTTTAAAATATGTGGGAAAGTCTGAGACATAAAAACTCTACCTGGCCAATCTTTATACGCCCTATCAGTAATTGATCCATGTGTTAATTTTGCAATATAAAGGTTAGACATTGATGCTAAAACCAACTGCCAACCAAGTACGCCGTCATTTCCAAGATAATCTCTATCTACAATATCTGGTGCACCTTCTTTATTAGCATCTGCGAACGGCATAGATGCATAGTTATCATCGATCAAATCACATCTTCTCTTTGGATCTATGGCTGACCCAAACCATTCACCATGTTCATCTTCTGATACATTAGCAACGGAGTTGTGAAGTATAAAAGTGTGAGACTCTTTATCGTAATCTCCACTTAGAATATCCTCAAGTGACTCAAATGTTTCAGCGTTTATATCTTGTGAATAATTTTCTGATTTAATTCTATAAACAAATTCAGTTTTGAAAAAAAACATTTTTGTAAAGGCTATTAGAACATGATCTTCAATTTCATATAAATCATAATGAAATAACTCTTTTAGACCACTTGAATGAACTGTATATATGCCAAAATCTTCTTTAATATCAGTTATGGCATAACATGCATATAGCGATGGATCGTAATTTTCTACATTTTTATAAATCATTGAAAATTTAATCTTCCTTTTAATTAATTAAATTGGATAATTCTTTAATTTTTTCTTCTACTTTTTTAATTTTTAAAATTAATTCTTTTATATAAAATTCAGACATTTTATCTTCCTCTGGAATAAAATTATCTATATCAAAACTTTCTGGATCTTTACCTATTGCGCACAATCTTTGTATTAAATCTTTTTCAAAAGATTTTTTTGTCTGTTTATATGTAAGTAGCTTTTCTTCTAGAGTCAAAGAAAAATTCATTTTATTCATTTTCCAATTGATTGATTTTGTTTTTTATATTAACATAGACCTCAGTGTGTAACTTTAAAATAAGTAAGTTTGAATATGTATCAATAGATTCATCTATCTCTTCAAATGACCCAAGAAAAGAATCAGGATCAAAATCATCAGGATCTAACCCAGATTCTAGAATCTTTTCAAGAATTGCTTGCTCTCGAGAAATCAGAACTTTGTTATAAACTTCTAATTTTGTTTCTTTTTTTAAGTTTGAAAAATTCATTTATTAATATCTCTTTTCTACTCTGATCTTAGCTATAGTACTGCTAAAATGAATACAATCAATCCTATTCTGGTTCCTTAAACTTTGGTAGACCTTCCGTTTTTGGACCTATTGTATTACCTTTTTCGTCTAGACCAGTTCTGATTCCATTCATCCAAGTCCATGGTTGTTCATGTAGTTTTTTCATTTTTGCATCACCGTATGCTTGTCTTTTTTCCATTAATTCTTTTTTATCCCATAAATTTTCTATTGAAAAATCTACTTCTTGTAGTAGGTTGTTTGGATAAATATTAAAGAACATAAATGGCGTGCCGCTTTTAAAAATTACTGGCTCACCAATTTTTGTAATTTTCCAATTCATATTAAACTCATCTGGCCACCAAGAACTAGGTATGCTTGCAGACAAAGGAACTGCTCCATCAACGAAATAATTTGGAGATCCAGTGATCCAAGTATCGTACCCTTCCTCTGTATTGATTGCCCATCCGGTAGCAAATGACATAATACCTATTATTGATGGTATTACAACAGGTCTGCCATTTAAAAATTCTCCGTCAAGGACTTTTGGAGGAGAATTTCCACCATCCCACTGAACCACCACATCTTGCTGAAGAATTAATTCCCATCCATTAACATTTGCTGCTGACATTGGCAAGCATCTATACGCATGTTTGTTGTACGTTTCGTCCATCCAATCTCTTTTGAGTCTGGATTGCTTAATGCTAGGCGGATTCTGATGAGTTTTCGTTAATGTTACTTTCATTATAGCTAAAACTTAATAATTTTTCTATGGTTTTTTTTATATTATTTAATGCTTGTTCAGAATTAGTTTGCCTATTACCACTATTAAATGCCAAATCTAATAAATCAGAATTGCAAAATCTTACATATCTTTGACCGTCTCTAGAAACAATAAATTTTTCAAAGTTTCCATGAACTGGGTCTCTATTCTTTTGAAATTGTTCATATAGTGCATGTTGTTTTCCGCTAACTTCATAATAACTTAATTTACAATTTTCATTTAATATATTTACCATTTCAGAAAATGGTAAATCCGTATCATACAATACTTTCATATGATCTCTCATGTTTTCTGCACTTGTGTTTGAATCAGCAAATTCTCCATAGGCGTCTTGACAAAAATCAATACTTGGAATTGCTAGAACTTCAAACCCCTGATCCCTATACTCATTATAGAGATTTTGAATAATGGGATACTGTGCTGAATTTGCACATTCTCCAGTAACATTGACTATCATTGTTACTTTTCCCTTTAATTCATGAAGAATATTTTTTTTACCGTCTATTGAATTAAGGTCAATAGTATATATATTAGTTTCGGCTTGCTCAACTATTGATTCTTCTGAGTTTTGTTCCATTTTCTTCTTTTTCTTCTTTAAATTTATTTGCTATTTGATTATATTGTAAATTATTATCCTTATAATCAAACATTGTTACAGCTGAATACTTGATCCCATCTGTAACAGGCATAGCGCCATGCGCATAAATATAGGTTGAAGGGAAGAAAATTACATCACCTTTTTGTGGTTTGAAATTTATTTCAAGATATGGAAACCATAACTCTCCACCTTCATAATCGTCATTAAAATATACTATTGAAGACAGGGTACAGTTGTAGGAAAATCCATGGTCTGTATGGACAGCAAAATGCTGACCTGGATTATACTTCACGAAGTTTATTGCTTCCATAAACTCCATTTTAAAGTTATATCTGCTTTCATAATCTGATAAACAGCTTCTTAAAATAGATTCTGTATCTTCATATATATTTTTAATTTCTGACAATTCCTCTGGGAGCACCTGCCAGTGCGCTGAGCTCACTTTAAGGTCAAGACAATCTCTATAATCTGGCATACTTTCTTTGTATCCAACTGTTGCCTCGTTCCACTTAAAGTATTCGTGAGAACTGTCTTTTAGACAAGTTTCCAATCTTTCTGGAATATTTAAATCAGTAGATACAGCTTTTCTGTACAAAATGATTCCAAATTTTGGGTCTTCTACATTATATATTTCCATGTTCCTCTGCAATTCGTTAATATGCTTTTGTGATATACTATATCATAGTACGTAACATATATCAACGCAAAAACGGAAAATATCACTATGAACAGTAGGGCAGACGAAGAAAAATCCTTAATTGAACCTGGACATTTTGGATCTAGCGCTGAAAATATCAAAATAATTACTAACTTTATTAGTATTAATGATATAAAAATCATTCAAAATTTTCTTCCAAATATCAATGAATGGATGGATTCTGGCGAAAATAAATACGACGAAAATGGCACCTGCATATATGATGCTGCATATTGGTCAAATCGCCAATGCAGTGGAGATATTTTAAAAAGAATAAATCCTGAAGTTTACAACATAATTGATTTTTATATAAATAAAATGAAGCTATTCTTAGACCAAGAATTTAAAGTTGACCTTTCAACTAGGCCACCTGTTATTATTAAGTGGAAACCTGGAATGGAACAACAACCCCATGCAGATAAACAAACGAATGATGGAAAACCCAATCCATTTCCAACGTATGATATTAATTCTCTTTTTTACTATAATGATGATTTTGAAGGTGGCGAATTGTATTATCCTCAACACGATATCGTCGTCAATCCCAAGCCAGGTTTAGCGGTTGCCCATCCTGG